CTTGGCAAGGTGTCGCTTGACTGCACCCATATCCTCAGAAGGAAAGTTCGTCTGGTCGAGCCGACTAGATGCAGCCACCACGCCACGCCATACAACGTAGCCATCCTTCGACCGGTGATGAGGCAGCTTCATGTCGCCAAACTTCTCAGGCACGGCAGCGGTCGCCCATGCGTAATGTCCTGCGATGCGCCGACGCTCTTTGCCTTTGAGTTCTTCCCACGGCTGGTCAACGTAGTCACCAAGTGTCGGCTTGCGCCATGACTCATCCATCGGCGCGGTTTCCGTTGATACGTTCGTGGGGGAGATACCTTTGTGGACTTCCGCGAGGTTCAGCGTGTCGAGCGTTGATTCTGCCCAGTCACGCATCACTTCGGTGTCGAGTCCTTTGAGGCCAGCAGCCATCAACGCTTGCGCGTTCGCTGGCACTGGCACCACGCTGAATTCCAAAAGCTCCTGTGTCCCGAAGTCCACACCACCACGGTCTTCGTTATAGCTGAACGTCAACGGCCTGAAGCCGACTGATGCGCCCTTGAGGAACCCGGCCTTGAGCATCTGAAAGACTTGCTCGGCCATCGGGTTCAATTCTTTCGGCGCGAACTCGGCGGTTGCCACAAGGCTGTCACCCTGTTGCTCAACGCTCGTCGCCTTTGCGACTGGCAGACTGTCGTAGTCGTGAGCGAACAACACCACGGGGTTCTTGAGGAAGGCTGACAAGTCCCAGCCCTCTGAATCAATAACATCCTTCTCTCGGTCAGGTGCGCCAGTGGTGATGGTGAACTTAATCGAGCGGTCATCCTCAACCTCGATCTCACTCACGAATTGCTTTCGCAGAACAACTTTGGATGAGGCTTTTCCGCTGGCAGCTTTCTCGCGCCACGCCTCAACATCCGCAAGCGACTTCAAGAACTTCGGTTCAGCCATTCACCCTCACTAATCGGAGCAGGGCAATGCGAACTCTAAGGAGAAGCAAAAAGAATTCGCACCGCCCAGACTCCACCACCATTCACCGACCCACTTAAAACTATGCGCCAAGGAAACAGAAAACACAACTACTCGGCAACCTTTCGTCCAATCAGACTGCCCACGTACTGCTTCACGGTGTTTGCCTCTGCCCAATAATCAAAGCCATATAGCCCAAAATGGTCGAGAACGAAGTCGCCATCGGGGATTGTTATCTTCATACCTTGACCCTCGGCAAGCCCTAGCCACCAGTTCACGCACGCCCGTTCAACCGTGGCCTCGCGTTGCGTGCCGTAGGCAAGTTCAAGGCCATGCACGGCAAGTTCTTCGATGCCTTCGTGCAGACAGAGCGCAATTTGATATGCGAAGGTACACGAAAAATAGGGTCGATACTTTTCAGAGAGCATCTCCACTGGATACACAATCGCGTTCTTGTTTTCAGGAAACGGCTCGGTCGTATAGATCGGTACCGGACATTCGCGGAGCCACTCCATATCGTACTTGTCTTGAATTGGTTCCGTAGGCGTATGCAGTTCAAACCATCGGTCGGCTCTCAGCGTCCCATCGCTTGGGTCACGCATGGCATTCCAGAAGTTGTTTATTGACCAGCACTCGTAGGTTTCATCGTCCCACGGCAACTGACTCATTGACGTTCCGGCTCCCGTGATCGCCACCTTTTTTCGTGGTGGTTCCAAATGATGCAGCACGCCATTCCTCACTTCCATCGCAGCATTGTGAGGACTGAGTTCGCACGGCAACCGCAGCGGTCGGCTCATGTCAGACGATCTTCCTCAGTCGCAGCAGGGCATACGCCACCGCCATTCCACCGCCACCCTCAAGTAAGTTATGCCACTCGTTGGCGTCGAATACCGCATTGCTGTGCAACTGCGCCACGCCTGAGATCACCATGAACAGCACCACGATTGGCACGGAGCGCATCAACGCTTCGATCATGCGGTAACGAATATCGTCAGGGTTATTCACCCATCGTTGTTTTCTTCGTGAGGTAGCCATAAAGCTAGGCATTCTCTTTTTTAGCAATGATGTTCTGGAGCGCCACCACGGCATCGATTACCTTCCGAGTCGCAGCCTCAACCTGATCATCATCAAGAAGGTCTTTGTTCACGCCAGCCTCGGCAACGCCGAGAATCGACTTCACCATATAGACCGCGCAGTCCTGCTTATACTTGCCCTTAGTGGTGATGAACTTTTCCACCCACTGCACCGCTTCGACAATATACGGCAGCAACTTCAGGCCGATCTGTAGGAATCCCATTTTCATTTCTCCTTGTGGGTTGGTGAGACTAGCGTTCTTTGTATCCAGCTAACAATTGCGATGACGGTTGATACGGTGATGGCTAACTGCTCGGTCGTGAGGTCAAGACCAAAAGCAGAGGCGAGAGCCACCGCCACGGTGATGATGCCCCCAAGCAGCACCGGTTCGTTCTTCATCGTTTGCTTCCCCTGCATGATGTTCTTCACGGCGCGTTTGACAGTACCGGCGACTTGCTGACGCGACTGGCGGTCAAGCTCTTGGCCTTCCAAGAAGTTCTCGACACTACGTCCCACGACCCAGCCGACCACTTTGGCTTTCAGTTTGCCAATCATGACTGAGACATAACCACAAGGCACAGCACGAACCTATCGTCGGCAAGCCAGCGGTCGATTGCCATCGGCTGGGAAGAAGAAAAGAAGAAGCACCCAATGGCAAGAGGCACGACCGGCCCGTGCTGTGGCTTCTGGCTAGGTCATGCAAACTCCTTGCCCGTGACACTGACCGCGCACCGGCAGTTTGGATGCGCCGGGGCAGTCACGAAACTCTTGCCACCATTGTCGGTAAAGGTTTTGCCAAACGGGACAGGCTTATTCGCAGCCAGCGACAGGCACTGCTTACACGCGCCGAACCCGGCAACGAGCCAGCGACGTTTCAAGAGACTGGTATCCAGCTTTCCTGATTTCGCAGCCACGTTCCACAGCATGTCCTGTCCTGCTGACGCGGCGTAGGCCAACTCAGTTCGGGCAATGACCTTCGCACGCATCGCAATTCTCTGAGCGCGGAAGCTCTCCAGCTTGAGCAGCATGTTGGCCTTGGTCATGCCGGGAACCTTGTCAGCCACTTCCTTCAGCAGTCGGGTTTTGAGTTTTTGATATTCCCCATGCTGCGTTGAAGTCATGCCGATGTTCTGCTTCAGGCTATGCAAGACCAGCAGTTCATCTTCAATCAACGGCGCAGCCGTGCGTGGGGGAAAACCCTCATCGAGCGCGGTGCGAATTGCTGCCTTGATGCCATCCTTCGTCGTTGCTCCGATCATTCGCACTTGCTCTGCGCCAACCTCGTCCATCCATTTCACGGCCAGCGGATTGACCACGTTGAACCCGATCACATCAAGAGCTTGCGGTGCGTCTTGCTTTGCCACAATATCAGCCTGACGTTCGATAGACAGATTGACTTCGGCTGCTGCGGATTCTGCGCCGGTCATAAAGGCTTTCATCCATGTCTTCCTGAATGCATCTTCAACATCTCCCAGCCAGTCATCGAACTGCACGACGCGGTCAAAGTCTTCGACCGACCGCAGCAGATACAGATCATCATCGGACACACGGTCGCGCAAGCTGTTGAGCAGTCGCCTCGTCAAACGCACCACGCTGCCTTCTTGCGTTGCAAGCTGCTTCCATAAGGCTGGCAAGTCTTCATCCTGCTCCAGTCCTCCGTGCGCGTCTTCCTGCTTTGCCACGTTACTGCCTTTCAGCAGCAGCGTTTGCAGCGACTCCATTTCAATTTCAGCGACATCCGTATCGACATCCTCAATACTCCCCATCGGGGCTGGTGGCACGTTCGGCGTAGGCACGGGAATCATGTTCAAGGGCATCATGTGGACGTTGCCACTGTTGTCAGGCAACGGCTCCTGTCCCTGCAAGCCACGCCACTCGTTGACCGTTAACGCCCACGGTGCAGCCTTCGCGCTTTCGAGCATGTGTTCGCGGTCTTCCTGAATGGGCGATTCAAAGTCGAGGATCAAGCGGTCATCGTACTCAGGCACCAAGCGTTGTTGTAGTTGCGCTCTGAGGAACTCCATGCGAGGCGTGACCACCCAGCGACTAAATAAATAATCCGCACTGTCTATCGTGGAGCGATTACTGTTGGTCAGAATGCCGAGTAGCTCCGGTGGCACACCAAAGACCTGCACAATCGTGTCGCGTTCGTGCTGACGCAGTTCGACCATCTGCAATTCTTGAAGTGACTGATCCACTTGATGAACATTGATCTCGCGTCCCACGAAGAACGGCTTGGCTGCTTTCCAGAAGCCTTGATGCCCATCGAGCCAGCGTTCTTCCAGTCGGCGCACTTGGTCTTGCTGCAACCCGATATCGTGTGGGCCTTGCTGCTTGGGCCAGATGATCATATCGGGACGCGCTCGGTTGAAGAACAGTTGGCGCGTATGCTTCGCAGCATACTCATCCGTTTCCAATTCGTCAGACAGGGAGCGTGCCAACCCACTGCCTCGCCCGTAAGGGTTCGCCGGGTCGAGGTCAGCCATCCACAACATCTCGGTGTCAGGAATCTCGCCTTGCCAGCCACGGAAGCTGACGCGGTAGGCGCGTGAACTTGGGGTCGGGGTTGCCTGTACCCAGTCCGGTGGCACAGGCCAGAACTCAATCGGCGCACCGAAGTTGTTGCGCTGCTTAATCCAGAACGATTCGCCTACCAAATCCAAGTGCGTCTGCGTAAGACGAAAGAGGCTTTCCCCCGTCTGGAGCGAGTTCGCACGCGAGAGCGAGTCAAGCAGGAGATGGTCAGTAATCGGCACCACATCATTCACAGCCTTGCGAAGTAAGTTGCGCCGAGTCGCTCCGTCACCCGACCGTTGAATGATGCCAAGGTTGCGCGAGGTACCTGACGCTGGGGCATAGAGTCGCCACTGTGTTGAGGACGTTGCCACGGCAGTTGCAATGCGCTGGCTCACGGCGCGAAGCCACGGCATCGTGGAATAGGACTGCAAGATACTGCTTGCGCCACGATACGGAGGCGCACCAGCATCCCCCGGCATCACGCCAGTCAACAAGCCATGCGCCTCTTTCAAACTGTCTTCCGAAAACAATCCCATCAAGGCTTTCGCAGCGAGTGACACACGGGAAGAAAAGTTCAGTGCTGGCATTGGATCACTATCGCAAAATTAGACGCACGACACAAGAGCGCATCTTCTAGGTTTTTTTCTCATCTACTAATAACGTCGCGGCCATGTCCAGACACGCCTCGCGGTCAAGCCCATCCCAGATCTGCCGATGGCGTGCAGCCTTGAGATACTTCCGCAGCAGGGTCTTCCGGTTGGGAATCGTCCGTCGATCCGACAACCTCGCATGGGCGTTCTGACAATGCGTGCCGAGTCCCACGATGAACGCAATCTCATCTTTGGTTATCCATGTCGCATCCGCGCCATGATCGTTCAGGCGCGTCAGCATCGACTTCCAGTTTGCGTCAACGAGAAAGCTCATACGCTACCACCGACTCAACGCCCCACCGCTGGCTGGAAACCACACGCCCTCATGCTCGACCGTATCCAAGACCACCTCGTTTGACTTGTCCGGTTCTGTGCCACCCCAAGCCTCCATCTCGTCTGAGCCGTACAGCACCAGCGCCGTCAATCCCCAGACCAGCGCATCCAATCGGTCGGGTGAGGTTTCCCCTACCACCCATGATGCGAGTTGGTCTTCCAGTTCCGCGAACAGCCCGACATGCTTCACCCGGCCTTGCGTATAGAGCGCCGAGATCGGTTCGGCGCGTGTCAGTTTGCCGCGACTCGCACGCACGGGCAGAAACGGCACCACCGAACTCTCGCGCTCCCCATCACGGTGCATCGACTTCGCGCATTCCTTCACCGTGAACCCGACCATGTCGCCACCGTTGTTGACCTCCCCGACAATCTGGTCAGCATGGAATTGATCATACAGTCTGACAGCTTGCCGCCCCCAGTCATCCGGTGCGCCATGCAGACTCCCATCCGCGAGAACATACGCCAGCCCATCCGTGCCACGCCCCACGACCACGATGCCAGCTTCCGAGGAATCATCCGATGCCGTCGCCGGGGGATCAATCGCCACCACGACGCGCAGCAAGTCTTCTGGAGGTTTGCTCACACGTTGTTGTTCCAGCAACGGGCGCGTCCACAGCGCACCGGGGCGGTCGGTAATCATCAACCCCTGTAATTCCTGCTGCCCCAGATATGTCCCTTCGTATCTTTTGATTAATCTCCCGAAAAATTTGTCACTGAGGTTCGTGCGGTTATCGTAAATCGTCCCGTGCGTCACATGCGTCGAGGGGTCATCCATCAATCGCTTCAACAGCGGAATCGGGCGCGGAGTCGTGGTCACCACAATTCTCGGATTCGGGGGAAGGCGCACGCCCATCACCAGCGTGTCCCATGTCTCCTGCGCTTTGTCATACTTCGCCAGTTCGTCAACCCATGCCGCGTGAAAGTTCGGCCCACGAAGGTCAGCCGGTTTTTCGCTGCTGTAGATTTTCGCCTGTGACCCGTTGGGCCAAGAAACCAAACGCTGGCTCGGTGTGTACTGGGGTGAGAAGCCGGGAGGTGAGCAGGATAGGACACCACTATCCCCCCCCACCATGACATCCCGACCGTCTGCCGGGATACGACAGATCATCGCCAGCTTGGTGTTCGGCGTCTTGGCTTGCTCGATCACCCACTGCGCGCCTGCTCTGGTCTTGCCAAAGCCTCGCC